TTGCTCAGAGACGCTCGCCTGGATGTCGGTCAGGGCGTCGATCTGCCTAGACTGGTTCCGCCGCCCCATCGCCCGGTCGCGGGCGGGGTTGCCGCCGCCACTGTCGCCACCCTTCTCGACCTGGGCGTCGGCGAGGTCTCGGAGGAGCTCGTTCCTCGTTTCACCCAGCTGGTGCTCGGTCTCCCACTCGTCGAGGATGGCCTCGCTAGTGGGTTGCTCAGAGACGCTCGCCTGGATGTCGGTCAGGGCGTCGATCTGCCTAGACTGGTTCCGCCGCCCCATCGCCCGGTCGCGGGCGGGGTTGCCGCCGCCACTGTCGCCACCCTTCTCGACCTGGGCGGCGACCTGCACTTCCATGTTACCGAGCTCGTCTTCGACCGTCTGCCGTGCGCTCTTCAGCGACGACGAGGAGACGGTCGCCTCGAACACGGCCTCGGTGGAGAACTCAGTCACGCCTGCTCACCTCCGTAGAGCGGGTGGCCGAACCGGCGGAGGAACGGCAGCACCGTGATGAACTCCTCGAGGTCGTCAACCGACCAGCCCTTGCGGACGTCGGTCGGCGTCGAGCCGGTGTGGTAGGCGACGATCATGATGGCAAGAGTCAGTTGGGCTCGTTCTGAGACGTCGTTGTCTCCCTGCGCCGCTCGGCGTAGCTCCGCCGCTCGGGATTTCCCTTGGCGTTGGCCTCCGTGACCTTGCCCTTCAGGTACTGGACGACGTGCCAGTCGACGTCGATGGAGTCACTCCGCATCGCAGCCACGCGGTCGTGCATGGCTTCGTCGCCCTCGAGCCACGGTGCGTCGACGATGCCGGCGCCAGTCCAGAAGACGTCCCGCATGGTCGAGCCGGCCTCGAACCCCTGCCGGTCTCGGGCCTGGCCACGTGCGGCCTCGAGCAGGTCACCGAAGCGCATCCGTTCGTCGACGGTCAGCTCCGCGATTGCAAAGGCTGCATCGCGACCGTACTCGTCGGCCAGCCCTTCGAGCGCGGCAAGCTGCTGGTCGAGGCGGAGTCCCTCCTGGTCGAGTGCCTGTCGCTCGTCGGGGTCGTCCTCGGCATCGGCCTCGCGAGCGATGTCGTCGAGGCGCTCGTCCAGCTCGTCGACAGCCTCGCCGACAGTCGTGGTAGACGTGTCTCGAGGCATCAGAGGGCACTCGCAGTATCAGTCTCGAGCGTTGAGGTCAGCGTGTCGACAAACAGCTCGGGAGACTCAGTCTTGTCGCCATCAGCGTTCCCAATTTCGTCCCACGAGTGGCTGTCGGGGGTGACTCGCGGCATGTCGATGGTCAGTGTCTCCGACCCGTTGCCGGCGACGAGTTCACCAGGCACGGAACTGACGCTGTTTACCGACGTCGTCGGCGCCGTGGAGTTCCCGTAGGTGGTGGTCAGGAGGTCGGTCGAGTCGACGATCTTCGTGGCCGAGAGTGTGTGTTCTTCGGCGCCGAGGACGGCGTCGGTCGGCTTCCGCTCCCAGCCACGCTGTGGCCGGATGCCTGTCTGAATGGTCAGGCTGGCCGACTCCATCTTCTTCTGGTCGGTGCTGTCGAGGCTCAGGTTCCCGCCGTGGAACACGAACGGGTCGCTGGTCGTCGACGGCTCCGAACCGGGCGTCGCACTCGTGGCGAGCTCCTCGTCGGCGAAGAAGCCTGTCGCGGAGAACGTGATCGTCTCGCCACGGTTGATGGTGAGCTCGATCTGTGGGAAGCAGACGCCTTTGAGCGCTCGCTCCGCGAAGCCGTTGATGTAGTCCAGTCCAACGTAGAAACGCGCGCTCTGGGCCCGCTGGGTCGTCACGTCCCAGGTGTACTGGTAAGGGCCGTCGCCAGACTCTGACGGCGGTGAGCCGAAGACGTGGTTGAGCAGCCAGCAGGTGTCTTCGGTGACCGTGCCGGTGACGGAGATGGCACCCTCGAACGTGGTTTCGATGCTCTGCTTGGCCTCTGTCGAGAAGTTGCGCAGCCGCTGCAGCGCGTTCTCGATCGTGAGGTCATCAAGCTGGGCGTCGATGCCGACCGCTTTGTAGTCGGTGTCGGTCGGCGTGCCAGCGTAGTTGTCGACGGGCTCGTGAAGCCACGCGAGGTCTCCCGCGCCGCCGCCCGTCACAGCTGTTCACCTCTGTTCGTGTATGTCGTAATCATGGTTGGTAAGTCGATTAGGGCAGCGTCTCGTGACCCGTCAGTCGGACGTCGAAGTCATAGCGGTAGTAGTCCGCCCACTGGTCGGACTGTGGGGCGTGGTTCTCGACGTAGAGACTCTTGAACGTGATACGTGGGTGGTCGATGGGCGGGAACTCCCGCCCGGCCCAGAGCGCGTCGGTGATCTGGTCGACCAGCCCGTCGATGGCGTCGAACTGGACGCCATCCTCGCCGGCCGGGTCGATGTGCCCGTAACCGCCGGAGTAGCCCTCGATCCGGACGCCGACGATGCGCTCGACGTTCTGGTCGAACTCCGTCCCGATCGGCTCGCCGGCGACGTCTGCCAGCGTGGCGCCGACGTAGTTCGCGTCCTGCAGGTCGGCCGTCCGCGACTTGATGTTGCCCTCGAGGACCTCAGAGTCGTCGCGGTTCACTCGCTTGAGTGGGTGGGTGACCGGCTGGGCGTCGACGACGCTCTGCAGCGTCTCGAGGACCCAGTCCACCTCGGCGCTCATCCTGTCACCTCACGCCGGAGCCACGCCAACCCGTCGCGGACGAACCGCGATTCGGGCAGGCCGCTGACGTCGGTGCTCGGGAGGAACACGCGCCAGCCGTCGCCCTCTTTCTCGAACTCCTCGCGGACCCACTGCGGCGGCTCCTCCCAGACGAAGCTGAGGATGTCGTTGCCGTCGACGGTGTGGTCGGAGGTGCCGAACTCGAAGTGTGGCGCGGCGGGATGGTACCAGCCCCAGCGGGCGATGACGCGGTCGTCCTTTCGAACGATCGCCGGCTCTGCGAGCGCCTCGATCACCGGGCCGACGTTGTAGTCGTGGCGCTGGCCATACTCGGTGAGGATCTCTTCGCTGCGCTCGACGGCACCCTGGACGGGCCCGTCGTCGGCCAGCATCCACTCTTGGATGTCGTCGAGCAGTGCCTCCTGGAGCTGGTCCTCGAAGCTACTGTCGAGCGTGGCCATCAGCGGTAGACCTCCAGGAGGTCCTCAGCCCGACTCTCGAACTTGCTCGCCAGCGTCTCCACGCTGCTCACCCGAGCGTTGTCGGGTATCTGGACGGCGGCCTCGTCGACGAACATGGCGGCGGCCCGCAGTGCCACCGCACGCCGGACGTTCTGGGGGATACCCTCGTGACCGTAACTAAACTCCATGTAGACCGCATTGGCCCAGGAGTCCAGGACGTATTCGTCATCCTCATTCTCTTTCAGGAGGTTCGTGACGTCCACGTAGAGCCGCGACCAGCCGTGGTTGTTGGTGCGGAGGTAGTAGTCCTCGCCACTCGGCGGCCAGGACCCCTCGGTGTAGTCAGCCGAGGCGGCCCAGTCCTCGTAGGTGCCATCCTCTTGGCGGACGTGGAGCGCAGCAACAGTATCGGCGTCGCGACGGTCAAGACTGATTGCCGCGTAGTCACCCTGCGCTGTTTGGGGCTCGATACCGGCATCGTCGGCGACAAGCACGCCACTGGTCGGGATACTGTACTCATCATCCCGCGTTTTCGGCGCGGTCGGGATGGCGATCTGGTCGGCCTCGGTGAGGATGTCGGCACCGGCTGGTGCGTACCAGTGACGCATGAGCTCCTTTTCCAGCGGCTCGGTCTGGGCCTCGATAGCGTCGATGGCCAGCCGCGTGTCTTGCGAGAGGTCGCCCGGAAGCTCCGATTTCTGGAGCGCGCTCCGGAGGTCCTCCAGCGTGCAGTATCCCTCAGGCATGGGTTACTCCTCCAGTTCGTCGCCGTGGTAGGGACACTCGGTAGCCGGCCGGTCGCAGGTGTCACCGTCAGCCATTTCGACCCCGCAGATTTCGGCATCGCCCTCCGAGTCGTTAACCAACACATCGCCGCCGTCATCGCCCGACTGTTGGTTAAGCCCGCCGTCACCGTCGACGCGATCGAACCCCCACTCTTCGACGAGGTACTCGGCGCGATCGCCGTCGACGTTGACTGTCTCACCCTGCTGGACAGCAAACCCGTCCCGGTGGCGATAGTTACCGGGGCCGCTGTCCTCGGGGAGGCGGACGGTTGGCATTACGACCGCCCCTCAACGAGGAGTGTCGTTGTCTCTCCAGAGAGGTCAGTTGCATCGGCAGCCTCTTGCAGCGGGCTTCCGGCCGACCCCGCCCCCGTGTACACGACGATCGTGCCATCGTCAGCCCGGTATGTCGCGAGGTAGCCGCTTTGAGTGACGGGCTCCTCGAAGTAGACGCTCTCGATGGAGTCCAACGGGATATCGTCCGTATCAAGCGGTTCGCCGCCTGCGGTGTAGTCAGCGTCGAACGCTGCATTGACCCGGACCCGTCGGCGGATGCCGCCGTCCCAGATATCCTGATCGATTGTGTAAGTGATTCCCATTATCTCTCCTTAGGCGACGTTGTTCGCGATTGCGATACCGTCGGCATCTTCGACCTGGTAGTCAGTCCGGGCCAGCATGTTGTAGATGCCGTAGAGGTCACGTCGGACGACCGCCTCACCCTCCGTGGTGACGCGCATCATCACGTCACGTTGGACAGCCCAGACGAGGTTGTCGGGGTTGACCAGCATGATCTGGTCGTCCGGGAACCCGACCGGCGTGACGATGGGCTTGCCATAGGGTGTCGGCTCCTCGCCGGTCATCAGCATGGCGTCGCCGGACGCCGTCGAGCGGTCTGTGAGGTAGTCCTTGTAGTCCTGCTTGGTGTTGAGCGAGGTGAGCCACACCAGCCCCTCGGGGTCTCGACGGTATTTGGCGTCGAGCGAGGTCAGCAAGTTGTTGAACGCGCTCTTGTCCACGGCGGCGTTTGCGTGGTCGTACTCGTTGGTCCCCTGGTCCTTTGCCGTCTTGATCCAGCCGTCGTTGATCGACAGGAAATCCTGCGACGCGCCACCGGACGCGTCGGTTGTGTCGCCGTTGAACGCGAGGTCCTCGGAGTCGATCCCGAACTGGTTGGCGAACTTCTGAACCAGCAGGTCTGCAGTGCCTTCATACTCGATGGTGTCCTCGACGGTCTCCATCGAGACCTCCCACGGCAGCTCCATCTTGACCGTGTCGATGTCGATGGATCCCGTGTTTGGCGTGTTGAGACCACCCTCTGTGGACTCAGTCGCCTCTCGAAGCAGGCGGTCCCCGACACCCAGCTTGTCAATCTGGGCCTTCGGGGCGTCGATGGGCTCGAACCGCACCTGGTCCATGATCTGCGGCGCGTCCTGGACCATCCTGAAGAACTCCTCGAACTGCTGCCGGTTGAGGAGCCCGCCGGCGTTGAAGTCACCCGTCGTTACCTTTTCGAGATTGCGCTGCGCCGTCGACATCAGGCATCACCTCCGGGGAGGCCGAGAGTGTCGTCCCATGCCTTGGACGTCTTGCGGTTGGTGGGCTGGGCGGGGCCGCCTGCATCCACCTGCTGGCTCGCCCCCGACGCTTTGGCGACGTCGTCGATGCGCTGGGCGTTCTGTTCGGTGGACTTCTGGAGCTCCTTGGCCCATTCCGGCGCGCCCTCGAACGGGTCGCCGCCACCCTCGCCGTCGGGGTCGGCGTCTTTCTCACCATTGTCGCCCTCATCGTCGCTCTTGTCGAGGGCGGCCTCGATCCGCTCGTTGTTCGTTTCGATTTGTTCCTTGAGGTTCTTCGCCCACTCAGGGGGCTCGTCGTCAGTGTTGTTGTCGTCAGTCATATCTGCGGCGGCATCTGTGCCGCCATCATCCGGGGTGTCGCCCCCGGGGGCGTTCTTGGCTGCCTGTGCGTCCGCACGCCCGCCGCCGCTGCCGCCGGTTAGCGTGTTCAGAAACGCCGTCGCGGCGCTCGTCAGCTTGCTCTTTGCACCGGGATCGCCGGCCCCCTCGACGTTGATGCCGCGGTCGAGGACGCTCCACAGGCGCTCGGCATCCTGCTCGGAGTGGCCGCGTTCCTGAGCCTCCTCGATAAAGCCGTCGCGGTTGCCGAGGTGGTCGGCCAGCCGCTTCTCGGCCGTCGCCGCGCGGGCCTTGCTTGTCAAGAGGATCTGCGCCTCTGGCACCGCCGGGATGTCGACCGCACTCACCTCTTGGACGATGCCGTCGACGAGCTCGAAGTACTCTGCAACGTCAACCTCGTCGGGGACGGTGACGTCGTCGGGCAGGTCCTCGGGATCCTCGCCGTTGTACGCCCAGTCTGCATTGACAACGCCGATGGAGTGGCCGTCGAGGATGCCGTCCTCGACGAGGCTCCACAGCTCGTCGTCGTGGTAGGCCCACGTCTGGACCCACGCCCCCGCATCGACAGTGTCACCGCCGATTTCTGCGGGCTCGTCGAGCACTTCGTTGCGCTCAAGCGTCATCCACTCGGAGGGCCACACTGCGTGCATGACGCCACCGTCGGCCTCCTCGACGTCCATGAACGCGCCGAACTGCGCGGCAAACGCCTCGATGGTCTCCGGTCGCTCCCAATCTCCTTGATGATCGACCGTGTTGGGGGCCATCACGACGCCGGTCGCCGTCTGGGCGTCGTTGTCCTTGGCAGCGTAGTCGACCCGTTTGGTGAGCTGTCCGTCTCGGTCAGTCATGAGTCAGTCCTCCGCGTCGTCGTCGTTGGCGTCGGCGTCAGCGTCCTCCTCTTGGTCTGCAACCTTTGCGGTTGAGGCCAAGCCACGCTTTTCGCCGCGCTCTCGATCTGTCTCAGAATCAGACATCGTCGTATGGTGCCGGACTGCCCCGGCGAAGGCCCCTGTCGTGGAGTCGAACCACGAACCGTCCAGTCAGGGGTGCAGCGTCAACACGCAGTCAGACAATCCGCCGGTACTCGAAGTCCCACTTGATGTTGCGGTGGTGGTACTTGCCTTTCGAGGCGGCGTTCAACAGCGCTTCATGGACCTGCGCGGGCACCTCGTAGTACTGGTAGACCCGACCGCCGCGGAACTTGATTTCGAGTACCTGCAGGAGGTCGTCATAGCCCACTTCGCTTAGATTTGAGGAATCCACGCGGACCCGGCCCCCAATCTGCTTTGTCCGCGGCGGGCGGATCGGGTCGTCCTCTGCCGGCGGGCCGTAGGCGCTGTCCTTCCCGTCAGCAGCTTGTCGCTGCATCGGGTCCGAACTGTCGTCGTCGATGTCCGCCAACAGGTCCTCGCCTTGCTCGCCATCAAGTGGTTCGAGACCGAGCTCCTCTCGGGCCTCGTTTATCGTCATGGCGCCGCGGGCGGCAGCGATCCGGGTCCGGGCGATCTCGGCATCGGTCTGTCGGGTGTCGACGCCGCGGCTGTGGAATTTGACCGTGTAGTCCGTGACGCCGAGTGCGTCGTGGACGGTCTCGTAGAGCAACTCAGCAAACGCCTCTTGCTTGGGTTGGATGACCGTCTCGATGTAGCCTCTGCGCTGGGCCTCGGCGTCGGTTGAGAACGACCCGGACTTGATCTGCCCAGCCTCAATTGGCGGGACGTCATGTGTCTTCAGGATTTCGTGTTCGTTTCGGTCGCGGAACTCCTGAAAGCTTGCGTCCTCGTCGATGCCGACCGTCAGCGGCTCGACCCGGATCTTCAGGTCGTCTTCGTCGCCGTCGACGCTAATGCCGCCGGACTCCTTCAGCAGCTTCTCAGCTTCGAGGACGATTGTCCGGTGGTCGTTATCTCGCATCCCGTGGAGGAGATCGTGGATGTCCTCGCGTGCCTCCTCAGTGAGTTCGCCACCCTCGACAATGACGGCCATCCGCGGGACGGCGTTATTCTCGAAGAAATCGATGTTGAACTCGCGTGCTGCGTTGTCGCCCTGCACCGTCGGGAGCGCAGGGATGATGTCGGGGCCACCGTAGTAGGTGTAGAGCGGCGAGTGATTGCGCTTGAAGATGAGTTCGTTCGCGGGGTTCTCAACCGATTTGCCAGTCCGGCCCGTTTTGCCGTCGACGAACGTCGGCGGGTCTTCGTACCGGTCGCCGGCGTTGCCGAAGTACTGCAGCCGGGCCCGGCGCAGTTGGACATACCCCGGCTTTTCGCGCCGGCGGCGGATAGTCATCGCCGGCACGTAGGCCAGCCCCGTTGGCGTCCCGTCGGTTGCCGTCAGCATCTCGATGGAGAGCCAGCCGATGGCCTCGAAATCGTTCCACGCCATCTCCAGGACGTCCGCTGGCGTTGAGCGCTCGGAGTCAACTGGCCCAACCTGCCAGTCCGAGTCGCCGCTGGACCAGAACTCTTCTGCGACCGCCTTCTGACTCTCGTCCGGGTCCTCGACGTCCGGGTGGGGGACGATTTCGAGGCCGTAGCCTGCGACGTTGCGCCCCTTGGAGTAGACACATTTGGCGTGGGTGGTGTTGATTTCGAGCAGCTCCGCCATTTGCGTTGGATCGAACGGGGGCTTGATCGCGCCGCCGCGAATCTGCCCCTGGTACTTCTCGTCGAGTTGCTGGGTGCTCTCGGCCTTTTCAGAGATGCTCTTGGTTATCTCGCTGTACGCCCCTGTCTGCGTGTCGTAGTCCTGAGTCATGGTTAGATGCCGGAGACCCCGCTGTCGTCGTCGTTGTTGTTGGCGCCGTCGTTCGGTGTCGCCGGCGTGTGGGTAAATAGCGCATATCGTAGCGCGTCGAGGGCGTGATCGGTCGCCGCGGCTTTGCCGACGTGCTCCTGTTTGTAACTGAGGTACTCTTGGACCAACTCGCTGCAGCGGTCAGTAACGAGTAGCCCCGGGCGACCCTCACCGTCGGTGGCCAGACGTCCCCGGACGTGGTCGATCCCACCATCCAGACTCTTCTCGGCTTTCACCGCCGGCCAGCCAGCCCGCCGGAACTGCTCAATGTGGGCGGGCTCGTGCTCGCAGTAGACATAGCCATGTGGCCGGCCCTCCAGCCACGCATCGGCGTCGTGGACGTCGTCGGGATCGACCACCTCAGCAAGCTGTGACTCAGACGCGTAGAAGTGATCCCACGCAACGTATTGGTCGGCGTGGGTCTTCCGGACGTCGACGACGACGCGGGGGTCGTTCCAACCGGCGTCGTAGCCGTAGATGGCCCAGTCATCGACGAGGCGCTCTTCGAGGGCTTCGGCGCCCCGGACGTGACGCTTTCGGGAAAACCCGTCGTAGACCAGCCCCTCCGCAGCAGCAAAGCCGCCGTGGAGGCCCTGCTCTTCGCGAGCCGTGCCCTCAAACTGATTCTTGATCTTCTCCAGTCCGTCCTTGGGCAGCAGGGTGTTGTGCTCGGTCGAGGCGACGATGACCTTCATGCGGTCGGCCCAGGGGAGCTCCTCGTCGTCGGGTCCTACCTGGCGCTCGGTGACGTCGTAGAACTGGTTGTACCCATTCCCGGTCGACGTCCAGAGAGTCGTGTTCGGGCCGGCCGCCGTCCGCTGGCGGGTGACCAGCATCTCGTGCAGACGGTAGAGGTCGGTGTTGTCGTAGTGGCCGACCTCGTCGCACCAGATGCGGTGGAACTCCCCGCCTGCGTAGCGGTTCCACTTGTCCGCAGAGCCCAACCGCACCTTGTGACCGGTGATGTACGTGATCCGGTTCTCGTTCTGGTTGTAGCCCGCGACGATCGGCGAGTTCTCGGGGTCGCCCTCGGCATCGTCGGGGACGGTGTTGTCGCCCGGCAGCGTCTCGAAGTAGACTTTAAACGTGGTCCCGCGACCCTTTTGGAAGTCTTGAGCCATGACGAGGCTCTCGCCGTGGTCGAGTTGGAGGGCGCCGCGGTGGATCCACTGCGCGCCGGTGATGGATTTCCCCCCGCCGTACCCCGTTCGGAAGACGACGAGGTCGTGCTCGCCAGCCTCCAGCGCGTCGCGGACCTCTGCCTGGTAGTCGGTCCACTGCCAGTCAATCGGGATGATGTTGGCGCTCATGGAGTCAGTCCCCGCTGGAGTGGGGCGTCTCGACAATCGTCTCGTTCAGCTCAATCTCGACAGGACCGCCACCCCCACCAGTGACTTCGCGTTTCTCCGTCTTTTTGTAGCCGTAGGAGCTGGCAAGGAGGAACTTCGCGAAGCTGCTGTCAACGTCGCCATCGCGGAGGCCCCCCTCGATAAGCTCGGTCTCGCCCCGTGCGCGGGCGCGCTCGAAGCCGTCGCGAAATTCTGGGCGGGCCTCGAGGTAGCGATCCAGTGCGTCCTTGCCGACGCCGGCGGCGCGGGCACAGCCACGCTTGGACTTGCCCGTCATCGCCGCGTTGAGCAGGTCGCGGTGGTCGTCCTCGGAGATTGAGAACTCCCGGCCTTGGGGATTTTCGACGTCGTCGGCGGCGTCGGCGGCGTGGCTGGGGATCCAGCAACGCCCGCCACTGCCTGCAGGGTTTTGGCAGGGCTGCCCATCGGCGGTCTCGGCGCCGCAGTGGCCGTCGTCGCTCATGAGTTACTCCTGATTGTCGTCGCCGCCCGTCGATTGCTCGTCGGCGGTTTGCTGGATCTCCTGAACGGCCTGGAGCATCGCCGCGTAGTCGGAGATCTCCAGGCCGTTGTACGCGCCCAGCGTAAACAGTGCGAGGATGCCGAGGATGGTCGGGTCGCCGCCCTGCGCGACGGAGTAGGTGCTAATCCCGATGATGCCGAGGTTGACGATGATCGCGCGGAGTAGTTTAAGTGCCTTAAGCATCGGGAGGGGCTCCCCGTCGGTGGTCAGCGTCTTCCGATACTCGTCGACGACGGTGTCGCGGCAGTACCACGGTCGCCCGGACTGTGCCCGGGGGATCATGAGCCATCGATCGGCGCGAAGGCGGTGTGATTGCGTGCCGGTGCGGGTTGGAACATAAACGAGGGCCGCGTGGGGAGTTGCACCCCGCGCTCTGATGAGCGCACTGGAAGCGGCCGGAGCGGTCGGTCCGTCCCGTTAAACGGCCGACCGGTTGATTGTGACGCGGATAGGGCCCTCGCCCCGGAGGGGTCATCGGGACTCGTCGACGTCGACGGCGTCAGCGGCGAGCACACCGTAGCGATGGCCCTCGACGAGGACGGAGTAAATAACTTGGCCGTCGGCGCGCACGTCGACGTCGACGACGTCAGCGACGTGCTCCTCACGGCGGAGTGGGGAGCACCGGACGCGCTTGGGGTAGGCCATGATCAGGCAGTGGATGCGGATGGGGAGATGACGGCAGCCCGGAGGCCGACGTTGAGTCCCTGGGCCAGGGCTGCGTCGACGTCGGAGACGATGCGGACCTGGACGTCGTCGTCGGTGGTGTGCTGCCGGCCGTAGGCCTGGAGCGCGTGGGCGGCCATGCGCTGGCGGTTGATGGTGAGGCCCTTCCGCTCGACGCTGTGCATCAGGCGCTTGAGCATGGCGCGGAATCGACTGCGGTCCATGTCGCGGTCAGCCCAGACGCGATCGAAGGCACTGGCGACGCCGCACTCGCAAAACACCTGCTCGGTCTCGGAGACGGTCTCGGCCTGAACGTGCTCGACGCTCGTGGTTTGCTCGTTGCGAGCGTAGTAGGTCTCTGCTGGGTGCCAGCCACGCGCGGGGAGCTCCCGTTCGACGCGGACGATCGAGAAGCAGCCGGAACAGACGTCCGGCGCGTTGAGCACGTGCTCTTGATACTCGTCAGGGTAGGTGGACATGAGGAGGATTGTCGGCGGCAGGAGTGGCTATTGCCCCACTCTCGGGTTGGTCTCAAACACGCGATACTGCTGGATTTTGTCTTGTCTCAGAACAGTCGCCCACAGGGGATAAAGCAGCGCCTTGCCCCGAAATTCGGGGGAACCTGGAGGTTTAGGTGGCGAGGTCGTAGCGATGGCCGCGGGCATCCAGCCAGCGCTGGGTGACGTCGACGATCCCCTCGTTGGCGAGGCGGGCGAGTGCGTCGTCGACGGTCGTCTCCGGGAGCGTGGTTATCTCGACGAGCTCCGGCTGCGTGCAGGGGCCACGCTCCTGGAGGACGTGGGCGACGTGGCGGGCGGCGGG